GGAAGTTTACCCCTTTCGGGGAAGGTTGGGGTCCTTTACAGGCCCACAACCGGCGCATATCTTAGTGATGTGGTTCCATGCCTCCTTCATCTCCTGACCATCTGACATGAGTGTTGTCAGTGCGTCAGCAGCTGTTTCAGCAATCTGGACGACCATTGCCGTGCCACCGATATTACCGCCGCCAAATGCGGTGTACATCGGGTCAATCTCCAACCCGCCAGTGGCGTCAATGCCGTTGTGCGCTACCTCAAAGACAGCGGCAACAGCGAAACGCTCCTGGCCCGTTGCAGTCATAGGATGAATGGTGTTGGTGGTCGAAATCGGCATTAACCCAGAGAACTTGTTGAGCACGGTGACTCCGCTCTCATCGGGTATAACCGTAATCGAGCCAGGGGTTGTGGAGAAGCTCGCGGCGTCCGATTCCACATAGGAAACGAAAAGCCACACGGTAGGGTCACCACCTGCGCCCGGACGCGGGACGCGCACGTAATCGTGCAGGCCCGCAACGTCGCCATTAAACGTGATGGTGTTATAGTTCTGCGACAAAATCGAAGAACCATCCGCCATCAAGAAAGGCGATGTTTGCCGGGGAGACAATGAGAAGAATGAGTAGCCGGGCTCCACCGCAGCGTTAACCTGCGGCAGGCACGGGCTAAACAGCGACACATCGACTGTAGCATAAAGATCTCCAAGAACCGTGTTGTCAATCTGCTGACCTCCGGTCATCACATACAGCTTTCCAAGCTCGTAGAGCCTAAGATCGCCGGAGGTGACGCCGTCAGGCGGCCAGACTGTGACTCGGTTGTAGGATGCGAACCGACGATCGCACTCCACACCGACTAACTGCGAGATCGTGGGAGACGCGCTTTGCGCGCCATCCAGACCTAACAGATCTTGACGTGTGGTTGGTGGATCGCGGTAGGGGTCTCTCTGGACTCCCATACTCACATGACCCAAGCCAGGGCTCGTGGTGGAACCCACGAAGGAAGCTGTCGAGACAAACTCGAAAGCAACCCCGTGAACTTCAGCAGCCTGGTAGTGCTGCGCCAACGAGGCGAGCCAGGGGCCGAAGTCCTCGTTACCCATGGCAATGGGGACTTGATCTACTATGCGGTCGCTGGTGGAACTGAGCACGGGGCCAATGTAAAAGCGGTGAGTCACCCTTGTGGGGTGGTTCTGCATAAAACTAGGGCCACCGGGCTTAGGACCCGGTACAGGACCTCGAGCAAACAGAGAGTTCTGCTTGTAAAACTGAGGACCGTACTCCATGTGGTAGTCACCGGAGCCGAACAACCGGCCAATCCAGTGAGCCGCACCTCCAAGATACTTACCAAGTTTCTCGCCGATAGAAGAACCCACCAGCGCACCAGGCCCTGGCATGAGCATTTCGCCCGCTGCAGCGCCGAGGGCTTTGCCCCCGGCCGCTCCAAGTTCGCGGCCAATTTGCCCCCAAGGCCCGGGGTTTTGGTAGGTGTAGTCGCCATGGCCCTGAATGGCCAAGGCGCGCGCGTCGTGCACTAGGGCACGCTCAATTTCGCGCTTCTCGCGGCGACGTCGCTTGGATGCCTTGCTCCTCGTCATTGCTAATCTTTTGCAGGGTCCAACCTATCTCCTGCAAAGCGTCATGACAGCGACGTAGGACAGCCTTGTTGTGGCGAAGTTCGTAGTCAAACTGTGAACGCAGAACTGCCTCCCTCAAGGCAGCATCTGGTCCTTCAGCTGGCTTCTGGTTTAACAACCGGAAAAACGTCTTCGGCCACGACGTAGGCCAGGCCCCCTCCCCCGTGTACTTATGGGAGCAGAACTCGAATTCTCGGTCCTGCACTTCTAAGTCTTTGAGGGGGTGACCAATACCTTCATAGTATTCCCTGATAGTATCAAGGTCTTCACTGAGGGTTTGTTCAAGGCAATCATCTCCCATGGCAACAGCTTCCGCTCCCCTGCGCCAGGCCAGGAAAAC